GTTAAAGAAATGCGTGGTTATGGTGCAGCTACTAAAGGTCGTAAGATTAGCGGTAAACAAGGCTAGTAATGAACTACGTTCAACTGTATCAATCAATTCAGGATTATGCGGAAACTACGGAACAATTATTCGTAGCTAATATACCTCGTTTTGTTCAAGAAGCTGAAGAACGTATTTATAACTCAGTTCAAATACCTGCGTTGCGTAAAAACGTAACAGGTACTTTGACATCTGGCAATAAGTACTTATCACTTCCAAACGATTGGTTATCTACATACTCTTTTGCAGTGATTAATACAGATGGCACATATGAATATCTTTTAAACAAAGATGTAAACTATATCCGTCAAGCTTTTCCTAGCCCTACTTCAACAGGACTGCCAACGCATTATGCATTATTTGGATCTCAATACAGTGATATTAATGAATTGTCATTGATTTTAGGTCCTACACCAGATGCTAGTTATAATGCTGAATTGCATTATTTTTACTATCCACCTACTATTGTGCAGGGGCAAATTTCATTAATAGCCATAACTACAGTAGGATCATTATATGTTCCTGGCGTATATGAAAATGTATCATTAACTGGAGGATCTGGATCTGGATCTACAGCTACTATTGTAGTGAACTCTTCTGGTGCAGTAAGCTCAGTGACTTTAAATGAAGGCGGTCAGTTTTATGTTGTAGGTAATATATTAAGTGCCGCTACAGCAAGTTTAGGTGGTGCTGGTTCTGGTTTTACAGCAACTGTAACCGCAATATCTAATACAAAAGGCACTTCATGGTTAGGTGATAACTATGATCCAGTTTTATTTTATGGCGCTATGCGTGAAGCTATGATCTTCCAAAAACAAGAGCCAGACGTAATCAAAAATTACGAAGATAAGTATCAAGAAGCTATGCAACAACTTAAACGTCTTGGTGATGGCCTTGAAAGAGGCGATGCATACCGTGATGGTCAGACTAAACTTAGGGTTAATTCATGATAACGCAAACCGCTTGCACAGTCTTTAAGTCTAATATGCTTAAAGGTCTTGAGAACTTTAATGCAGGTACGCCATATACGTACAAAATAGCACTCTATAACGCATTAGCAAACTTAGATGATGCTACCCTAGCCTATACTACAGATAATGAGATTACGGGCTCAGGATACACTGCTGGAGGGGTAAATTTAACCCCTACTACAATACTTTCAAACACAGAAGATAATACTGCTTATGTGTCTTTTTCTAATGTAGTTTGGAGCCCAGCAAATTTTACTTGCAGGGGTGCTTTAGTTTATAATAGCACTACAAATGCAGCAGTTTTTGTATTAAATTTTGGTTCTGATAAGACGGCTACTACAAGTTTTACAGTACAATTTCCAACGGCAAATTCAACCAGTGCCATTTTAAGAATCAGTTAAGGAGTTATTATGCATAAAGAAAAACAAGGTTTTGGAGACCAAGCTACCATCACATTAAATGCTGGTGCAAATTCCAATGAAGTATTAGGTGTTGAAGGACACTACCATGTTGTATGTCACGATAAAGATGGCAATTTAAAATGGGAAGAAAAGTTTCCTAACTTAGTTGTTGCTGCAGGTAAACAATTATTATTAGATACTTTACTCCGTACAACTGGTACATATACAACAGTTGGACCATTCTTAGGTCTTACTAAAGTATCATTAACACCAGCAGCTACAGACACAATGACTACATTGGTAACTACTAATGCAGCTGAGTTTACTAACTATACATATGGTGGATCAGCAGTTCGTGGTACAGCTACATTTACGGCTGCAACTTCAACGGGTACAACACCATCTAACGTTACAACTTCAGCAGCAGGTGCTTTGACTTACACCATTACAGGTGCAGGCGGTACAGTTTATGGTTGCTTCTTAGTTACAGGTTCTGGTGCTGTAAATACACAAAGCTCAACAGCAGGTACTTTATACAGTGAAGGTAATTTTGCAACAGCTAAGGTAACAACAGCTGGCGATACAGTTTCAGTTACATACTCAACAACAGCTACTAGTTAAGGAGCTTAAATGGCTCTTGCGTTAAATGATCGTGTCCAGCAGACGGGTACGGCTAACACTACAGTTAGTTTTACCCTAAGTGGCTCCGTTACTGGGTTCCAATCTTTTGCCGTTGTTGGCAACGGAAACACGACCTATTATAGTGCAACTGACGCAACTGGAAATTGGGAAGTAGGTGTCGGTACTTACTCTACTACTGGCCCTACATTAACTCGTACTACAATCTTATCCTCAAGCAATTCTGGCAGTGCTGTTACATTCAGTGGTACAGTCAATGTCTTCGTTACATACCCTTCAGAAAAGTCTATTAATTATGATGCCAATGATGTAGCTACAATTGGTTCTACATTAAGCTATTCAGATACAGGCATTATTGGTTCATTTGCTTCTACTGTTGCTGGCTATAATCAAGTTATTATTCAGAATAAAAGCTCTGCTACAAACGCTTCAGCTAATTTAAATATATCTAATGATGCATCTACAGGATCAACAGGATATGTTGAATTGGGTATTAACTCATCTGCATTTACAGGTACAGGCTCATTTAACCTTCCAAGCGCTTCGTACTTAGCTTCTGCTTCTACAGATTTAACAATTGGTACATATGGTGCATATAATGTGCATTTTGTAACTAACAGCAGTACTACTGATGCTATGACCATCTTTAATTCAGGTGGTGTTTCATTAGGCGGATATGGTGACCCTGGTATTGGTACTTTATATGCTAATAATGTATATGTAGGATTTACTACAATTACAGCAGCTGCTGGCACTACAGTATTAACTAATGCTTCTGCTGGTTGGCAACAAGTTGTAGGCACAACTACACAAACTATTCAATTGCCAGTTGCTACAACATTGTATAAAGGTTTAACCTTTACTGTTGCAAATAATTCAACTGGCTCAGTGACTATCAAAGATAGTGCATCTACTACAATTGATACCGTTATTACTGGCGGTACAGCTGTTCTAGTTTTAACTGCTAATGGAACTTCTGCGGGCACATGGGTTGCTTATAGTTATATACCATCTTCATACGATTTTAATGCTACTTCAGCTTCATTTGGTAATGCTACAATTACTAACGCAGTATGGAATGGTACAACAATAGCTTCGGGTTATGGTGGTACAGGACTTACTACATTTGCTGCAGCTAACAATGCTCTTTATTCAACATCAAGTTCAGCTTTAGCTGCAGGTACATTACCCGTTGCAGCAGGTGGTACAGCAGCTACTACATTTACAGCTAACGGTATTCTTTATGGTAACGGTACAGGCGCATTAGGTGTCACAGCGGCAGGCACTACAGGACAAGTTTTAGTAGGTAATACTGGATCTGCTCCAACATGGGGCACATTATCTAGTTCAGCAGTTACAACATTCCAAACATCATTAAACGGACTTACACCAAGTACAGCCACAAGCGGTGCTGTTACTTTAGCAGGCACATTAGGTGCTACATCAGGTGGCACAGGATTAACTTCTTATACTACTGGTGATATTATTTATGCATCCGCTACAAATACATTATCAAAATTAGCTGCGGGTACTAATGGACAAATACTAACCTTAGCTTCAGGTATTCCTTCATGGGCAACAAGCACATCTACTGGCGTTTCATTTGTAGTCACAGACTTTACAGCTACCGCAGGACAGACTACTTTTACAGTAACTTATACTGTAGGACTTGTTGAAGTTTATAGAAACGGTGTTAAGTTAGCTATTGCTGATTACACAGCATCCACAGGTACTACGATTGTTTTAGCTACAGGCGCTAATGTAGGGGACGTGATTGAAGTTATAGCCTTTGCATCAGTTAATACAGCAGCTACTATATCCTATGATACGTTTAGTGGTACAGGATCACAAACAGCATTTACTATGTCTGTAACACCTGCTAATTCCCAGTCGGTGGTCGTAGCTATATCAGGTGTGGTTCAAGACCCAGGTAATTACACAGTATCAGGAACGACTTTAACATTCTCAACAGCGCCACCATTAGGTACTAATAATATCTCATGCCGTTATTTAGCGTTACCTACAACGACTACAGGTACGGGTGCTGTAATTAATGCAACTAATGGTATAATTATTAATAACCAAACCATCTCGGCTTCTTATACAATACCTGTAGGCAGTAATGCCATGAGTACGGGTCCTGTAACAGCAGCAAGTGGTGTTACAATTACGGTAAGTTCAGGCAGTCGTTACATAGTTATTTAAGGATAAAAATTGGCTTCTACGATAAACGCATCTAATTCGGGGTTTGGTGGCATAGTCTCTACGGGAGACTCTAGTGGTCAACTACAACTTCAAACAGCTAGTACAACTGCTATTACTATTGACACTTCACAGAATGTAGGTATTGGTGCAACTCCAAGTGCTTGGGGGCAAAAAGCAACGCAATTTAACTATTATGGCAGTATTTTAAATAGTAATGACCCAGGTATGTTTATTAGTCAAAATGCTTATCTTGATAATACAACTACTTGGAGATATATTACTACTGCGGCAGCTTCAAATTATTACCAACTTCCTTCAAGCAGTGCTCCTCATGTATGGAGATATGCTGGTTCAGGAACAGCTGGAGCAAGCTTTTCTTGGTCAGAAGCAATGCGTATAGACTCCTCTGGTAATTTATTAGTTGGTCAAACAAGTAATGCTCAAGGTGGTAGATTAGTAATTACTGGTAGTGCTGGTACTACGGATGATTTGGTTTTTAATACTAATGCTTCTTATTGTGAAGTGCAATCATTTAATAGCAAGCCATTAGTTTTAAATAGGCAAGGTAATAACGTTGTGATTGGAACATCATCTGCCTTTCTTAATACAGCATTTAATGTACAAGGTTCAGGTTCTTTAGGACAACTATCATTAAGAAATTCTGGAGCAACCGCTGGTAAATATTGGACATTTGGACCAAACGCTTCTAATAATATAATTCTCTACAATAATAGTGTTGTTGGTGTTTACATAGTTGATGGAGGAACTTCATGGACTGGAACTTCTGATGAAAGATTAAAAACAAACTTACAACCTATTGAAAATGCAGCAGAAAAAGTATCAACATTAAGAGCTGTGACTGGTAGATTTATAGCAGACGAAGAAAATAAAAGTCGTGCATTTTTAATTGCTCAAGATGTTCAAAAGGTATTTCCAGAGGCAGTAGATGCAAGTGACCCAGAAAAATTAGGCATAGCATATACAGACGTAATCCCATTGTTAGTGGCTGCTATAAAAGAACAACAAACCATCATCAACGACCTAAAAGCTCGTATAGAAACATTGGAGGCTAAATAATGGCAAGCATAGTAGTCGCAGGAGATACATCAGGAACCGTAACCTTAGCTGCCCCAGCAGTAGCGGGCACAACTACGCTCACCCTACCTACAACAAGTGGGACTTTTGCTTTAACAGCAGCTCCTACATTTACAGGTCAAGCCACAATACCTACTATTAATTTAACTGGTGGGCAAATTACATTCCCAGCTACACAAAGCGCTAGTTCAGATGCTAATACTTTAGATGATTATGAAGAAGGTACTTGGACACCTACAGTTGCTGGCGATACAACTGCTGGTTCGTATACTTATTCAACTCAATCTGGAGCATACACAAAAATAGGAAGGGTAGTTACAGCTCATTTTACTCTTACTGGAATTACTACATCTTCTGCTGGATCTGGAAGCATTAAGATTGCTGGGTTACCATTTACTTCTGCTGGATCTGGAGCGTATGGAGATAGAGGATATAATTTTGTTCCTAGAATAAGATCCTTTACAACAACAAGAAATAATATTTTTATTTTAATATCGGTTGGAACAACAAGTATGTATGTTTTATATGATAATAATGCATCAGGTACTGGTAGCGACATTCAAGTTACTGAAGTTTCTAGTGGAGCTTCGCAAATAGGTGGAACTGTAATTTACATTGCGGCATAATGGAGAATAAAATGACATTAGAAAAAAATACAGTGGTTGATAGAGTAGAAATAATAGAAAATGGCACTGTGCAAGTTCGTCAAGCTACTATTATTACAGAAGATGGTAAACAAATATCTCGTACATTCCATAGATGGTGTATAGTGCCAGGACAAGATTATTCTGACCAAGAATCACAAGTGCAAAATATATGCAAAGTAACTCATACACCTGAAGTTATTGCGGCTTATGAAGCACAATTAGAAACTAATAAACTAGGATAACCATGGCACTCATACTAACTGGAGCATCAGGAGCAAGTACACTAGATAGTTCTACAGGATTAGCTGTGGCTACTTGGACAACTGCAGGAAGACCTACAAGTCCTGTTGCGGGGCAAACTGGCTATAATTCTACTTTAGGTGGATTAGAGTTTTATAATGGTATTGCTTGGATTTCTACAGCATCCTTAGCTAGTTATTCATCAACTTATTTAGTTGTTGCTGGTGGAGGAGGAGGTGCATCAGCATCTGGTGGTGGTGGTGGAGCTGGTGGATTACTTACTGGTACACAAACATTAAGTATAGGGGTAGTTTATACTATTACTGTAGGTGCTGGTGGTGCTTCAGTAGCGTCTGGCGCAAATACTAATGGTAATCCTGGAAATAATTCATCTATAGCTGGTTCTGGTATAACGACTATCACTGCAACTGCTGGCGGTTATGGTGGTACATTTAATACCGCTGGTGGTAATGGCGGTTCTGGAGGTGGTGGTGGGGGTAGAGCTTCTTCTGCTGGTGGTTCAGGTACATCTGGGCAAGGTTCTGCTGGTGGTGCATCATTAAGTGGTAATACAGGTACCACAGGTCGTGGAGGCGGAGGCGGAGGTGCTTCTGCTGTTGGAGCTACTGGTGATGCTTCAGGTAATGGCGGTGCTGGCACAGCATCATCTATTTCAGGTTCGTCTGTAACTTATGCAGGCGGTGGAGGCGGTGGTAACTATAATCAAGCATCTGCTGGTTCTGGAGGTTCAGGCGGTGGGGGTACTGGGGGTACAGGTTCAACTTCTGGCGCAGCTACTGCAGGTAATGGTGCAAATGGGACAGCTAATACTGGTGGAGGTGGCGGTGGTGGCGGTTCTACTGCAAATGCAACCCCTTCTTTAGCTATTGGAGGTGGAGGTGCTGGCGGTTCAGGTGTAGTAATATTATCTGTGCCAACCGCAAATTACACAGGTACAACTACAGGCAGTCCAACAGTCACAACATCAGGATCAAGTACAATTATTACATTTACAGCAAGCGGTTCTTACACCGCATAATATAAAGGAGAACTAAAATTTCACATTTCGCAAAAGTAGTAGACGGTAAAGTAGTTTCAGTCATTGTGGCTGAAGCCGAGTTTTTTGATACATTCGTAGATTCAAGTCCTGGTACTTGGATTCAAACAAGCTATAATACACATGGTAATCAACACCCAGAAGGCAGACCTTTAAGAGCCAATTACGCTGGAATTGGTTACACATACGATGCAACTAACGATGTATTCATAGCCCCTAAACCATCAGACACAGCAGTGTTAAACGAAACAACATGGTTATGGGAAGATACAGTAACTGAAAGTCCACAAGGATAATACATGATACAAAAAAGAACACCAATGATATATGAAGACTTTGTTCCTTACTTTAAAGTTGAAGGTGGGAATCTTATCAGTCTATATAATTCTAGATCTAGAAAAATTGGATCAATTGTTGGATGTAAACATAATGAAGGGTATTTAACCTGTCTTCACAAAGGTAAAACTTATAAAGTGCATAGAATTATTTATTTGCTTACACATAAAACTTGTCCATATATTATTGATCATATCAATGGTATTAAAGATGACAATAGACCAGAAAATTTAAGATCTGCATCATTAAGTGATAATAGTTGTAACTCTGTTCATAGAGTTAATAATACATCTGGAATTAAAGGCGTTCATAAAATGAAGGATGGTTCTGGTTATCAGGCAAGTATTACACGTCAAAGAAAACGTACATTTCTTGGTTTGTTTAAAACTCTTGAAGATGCTAAAAATTGCATTGAATCTGCAAGAAAAGCTATGCACGGTGAATTTGCAAACACTGGAGTATCTATATGAGTAATGCGGTCAATCTATCAGCACTAGGTTCTAACGGAGGCACAGCCATATCTACATGGACAACTGCCACAAGACCTTCAAACCCTATTGCGGGTCAGTTTGGATATAACTCTACCACTGGAAATATGGAATATTATAATGGTTCTTCTAGTGCGTGGTTTACAGTAAATAATACTTCTACAGCTCCTTATTCAGCAACTTATTTAGTAGTAGCAGGTGGAGGCGCTGGTGGTGGAGTAGGAGCATTTTCAAATGGTGCAGGTGGTGGAGGTGCTGGTGGATATTTAACAGGTACGGCTACATTTGCACCTGGAACAACTTATTCAGTTACAGTAGGTGCTGGAGGTGCAGGTAACTCCGCTAACACTGGGTCAAATGGAAATAATTCTGTATTAAGTGGTGGGGCAATATCTACTCAAACTGCTGTTGCAGGTGGTGGTGGTGGTAAGGAAGGTGCAAATAGTAGTAATGGTAATGCTGGCGGTTCTGGAGGAGGAACTGGAGGACCAGGAACACCTGGTGCTGGAACAGCTGGACAAGGAAATTCTGGAGGTGGATATACATCTGGTTCACAAGCTGCTGGTGGCGGTGGTGGAGGCGGTGCTGGTGCTGCAGGTAATAGTGGTACTAGTTCAACGGGTGGTGCTGGGGGTGTAGGATTAGCTAATACAATTACGGGGTCATCAGTTTATTATGCTGGCGGTGGAGGTGGTGGTGCATATCAACCGTCTTCTTATCCTGGTGGTGCTGGTGGTAATGGCGGTGGCGGTGCTGGATACAGTAACGGTGCAGGTAATGGTTATGCTGGTACTGCTAATACAGGCGGTGGCGGTGGTGG